CTAATAAAGGCTATGGTTATTCACCTGATGCAAGATCAAATACCACCATCAGTATAGCAACGACCGGTAGCAGTCAACCAACTTCAAATGCTACTGCTAATTTAAACTTCTCTACCAGCGCTGTTCTTACACCTGTATTGGTTAATGGACAATTGGAAAGAGTGCTGATTGAAGACGGGGGCGTTAATTATTCCTCAAATTTAAATACTACCATTTCTTTAATTGGTGATGGTACTGGTGCAGTTTTAACTCCGTTTGTTAATGCCGCTGGACAAGTAGAAGATGTTATAATTGAAGAACGCGGTAATGGTTATACTCATTTAGAAATAACTTTTGCAAGCGCTACAGGAAGTGGTGCTAATGCCTTTCCTAATCTTTCAGTAGATGATCTAGATACTTTACAGACTGTAGTAGAATTATCAGCTATTGATGGGGGTATTCATGCCTTTAGAATTGCCAATGTTGGCAGCGGTTATACCTATGCCAACGTAGTAGTTACAGGAGACGGGTCAGGGTTTGCAGGTAATGTAGTGCTTACAAATAATACTATAAGTTATATTACCGTGCAAGCCCCAGGGATAGGGTATACGTTTGCAAATGTCACAATAACAGGTAATGGTGCAAACGCTAATGTATCAGCTATTATTTCTCCAACTGGCGGTCACGGGAGCGATCCAGTTAAAGAATTATTTGCAGATACGTTGATGTTTACATCTACTATAAATAATGAAAAGAATCATGGTGTCTTGGTACAGAATGATTACAGACAGTTTGGTATTATAAGAGATATAGATAAGTTTACAAACGATCAAGCATATGCTAACGTTACCGGGAGCGCATGCTATTTGGTAACTACCGATACTGTTTCTGGACTTGCTCGCGATGATATATTGACTATCACGATAAATGGAGCCAAGCGTAGTTACGAAGTCGTAGAGATTACAAGTTCTTCTAATCAATTACTACTTCAAGACAAAAATAATTACGCATTAGTAGTAGGTAATGTTTTAACTGATGAAACTTCTAATCTTAATTATGTAGTGACCGTAATTGATAAAACTCCCGATATAAATAAATTTAGCGGTGACTTGCTGTTTATAGATAATAGAACAGCGGTAAGTTACAGCGAACAACAATTAGTTACTCTTAGAACAGTACTCAAATTATAACATAGGTAAGAGATGGCGATTAATTTTAACACCGACCCGTACTTTGATGATTACAGTGAAGCCGATGGCTTTCACCGCATTCTCTTTAAACCGGGGGTGGCAGTTCAATCAAGAGAATTAAACCAACTTCAAACTATACTTCAAAATCAAGTATCGAGATTTGGCAATCATGTATTCAAGCCCGGTTCATTAGTTATACCAGGTAACATTAAATTTGATAAGAATGTAAACTTTGTAAAATTACTTACTACTTTTAATTCAGAAGATATTGAGGTTGCTAATTATCTTAACAGAGAGATGATTGGACAGACGTCTGGGGTAAGAGCACAGGTAATAAATGTTGAAGAAGGAACTGCTACAGATCCACCAACAATTTTTGTAAAATATCTAGATTCAGGTACCAGTAGAACTGCAGGTGCATTCAGTGCAGCTGAAGATATTGTTACCAATGATACTGGTACTACCTACAGCGCAACCGTTTCTTTAACTGGTAAGTGCCTAGGGGCAAGTATCACCGATGGGGTATATTTTGTTAAAGATCATTTTGTAAAAGTATTTTCAAATAATATTATTCTGGACAAGTATCTTACAAATTCTAACTACAGGGTGGGATTAGAAGTATCTGAAACTACTGTTAACAGCGATGATGATGAAACACTTTTAGATCCAGCTATTGGTACATTTAACTATTTTGCTCCAGGTGCAGATAGATATAAAATTGAACTTATTCTTAATAAACGTTCTATATCCTCTGCTACATCTGATAATTTTATTGAGTTGCTTCGTATTGAAAATGGCTCCCTTGTGGACATTGTCGATAAGCCAGGTTATAGCGTATTACAGGATGAGCTTGCCCGCCGTACTTTTGACGAGTCTGGGGACTATACAGTCAAGCCATTTAATTTAAAATTTATTGAGCATCGTAAATCATTAAATAACCCTGATGGATTTCTTAATGCTACTGATGGTGGTAATGTTCAAATTGCTTTAGCAGTCTTAAGTCCAGGGAAGAGTTATGTAAAGGGGTACGAGGTAAGTACAGTATCTAACAGATATTTACCTTTTAGCAAACCCAGAGACACCGCTAACGTTACCAACGCTGTAGTTAGAACTCCTATTGGTAATTATGTAGAAGTAAAAGATGCTTTTGGTATTCCTAATTTTACTTCCAACTTAATAGATATTAATTTATACGATCAGTATACTGCTACTCCGGGCTCCCCTGCAGGTACGTTGGTAGGTAATGCAAAAGTTAGGGGGTTTGAATCTCCTTCGAGCAACGCCATGTTGGCTGCCTCAACCTTTAATACTTTCTTATTTGATATTAGTATGAATAGCGGGTATACATTTGAGAGAGACGTAAAACAGTTATACCATGCAAGCGTATCAGATACCGGTTATGTTTCTACTGCTTTTACTGCTAACATTGTACCGTCTACAAGTACTTTAGTTACCGGTACGGTTACACTTACTAATGCAAGTAATTCCGTGGTAGGTGTTAACTCAGTGTTTACCACTGAGTTAGAAGTCGGTGATTATATTAAATTTAATTCAGATACTTCTAATTCCTATCGAGTTACTGCAGTCACTACTAATTCTGCTTTAACTATAGACAGAGACTATCCTCTTTCAAACATCGCTGGAGTCAACACAACAAGGGATGAAGCAGTATTGGTTGATAATGATAAAGCGTCATATATCTTCCCGATGCCTAACGATGTTATAAAAGAACTTAGTGATATAACTATTCGTACAAGAAGAGTATTTTTTGGTACCCTTACCGCTAACGTTGTAGCTTTAACCACAGCTGTAGGTTCTACCTTTGCATCTAGAACCGATCAGGATTATTTTGCAGTTGCTGTTACTGGAGGAACTGCCGGTAAAATTTATAAGATAGAATCAGATGAAATTACCTTCACCGATGCACCTACAAATCGTAACATATCCATTGATCTTTCTGACTACGGGTTAACTAACGAAGACGTATTAGTTTATACCACTATTATTAAGAATGATCCTGCTGCAAAAGCAAAGACCTCTACATCTACATCGGCTACCTATACTACAAGAACCGATTGTCAGGCAACCGTTATTTCTTTAGGTGTTGCTGATGTGTACGAGGTATCTAATGTAAGAATGTCGTCTAATGCTTTTAGTACATCATATAGTGAAGATAATTCTTCTGATATCTCAGATTACTATAGTTTAGAAACCGGTCAAACCTCTACCTACTATGGTATATCTAAAATAAAACTTAAGTCTGGTAAACCAGTTCCTACGGGTCCTATTAAAATTAACTTTGATTATTATACTCATGGTACCGGAGATTATTTTAGCGCTGAATCTTATCCCGACTATGAAGATATTCCTAAGTTTAATGACAATGGAGTAGTTTACGATCTCAGAAGCTCAATAGATCTTAGACCGCGTATTTCCAATGATGGGGTAAATTTTAAAAATACTGGCGCTGTAAGGAATGAATTTTTAGATTATGCAAATGACTTCCAAACCGATTACTCTTATTATCTACCTAGAATAGATAAAATCTTTCTTACCAGTGATGGTTTAATTACTTACCGGGAAGGCAGTAGTAGTCTTAATCCTGTAGAGCCCCAGGCGCCCTCTGATGCTATGTCTCTTTATGTTATTGAGCATCCTGCGTACGGGTTTGATATTACCAATGACTCTACCTTCTACCCGGTAGATCAAAGACGCTACACTATGAAGGATATTGGTAAGTTAGAAAATAGAATTAAAAATCTAGAGTACTATACCACTCTTTCTTTATTAGAACTGGATACAGCAGTCTTTTCTGTAAAAGATAGTTTTGGATTAGATAGATTTAAAAATGGTTTTGTAGTAGAATCTTTTCAAGGGCACGGTATAGGTGATGTTAGAAATTTAGATCATAATATATCTATGGATTTTGAAGCAGGAGAATTGCGTCCAGCCTTTATACCTGTAAACCTAAACCTTAGTGAAGTACAGCTATCAACATCAGGGCGCGCTGCTAGTGGTTATGTAGTAAAAAATAATCGAATAGCTATGCTACCGTATTCCGAAGAGGAATATATTGCCAATGAACTTGCAAGTAGTACCGAAAGTATAAATCCTTTTGATAACTTTACTTTTGCTGGATCCGTGATTATAGATCCTCCAGGTGATGTTTGGTACGATCAAACTGTTAAACCTCTTGTTTATCAAGATGATACAGGGACGTATGATACTCTGATACCAGATTCAGTAGGTGAAGCTACATACGGTTCTATCTGGAATTCCTGGAAACAAATCTGGTACTCTCCTACTAATACTGATAAGGTGAAGGCAATTGATGGGGGAGCGGTAATAACAAGTGCCAGTGTTTCAGGTAGCACCTCAAGTGTGGTGTTTCCGTATTTAAGAAATGCTTCTATTAAATTTACTGGTAGCAAATTAAAACCAAATACTAAATTATTTGCATTTTTTAATGAGTATAACGTTACCCCGCTTTGTTACAGTCAAAATACTACTGCTAATGTAGTTGCTTCATTTGTAAGTGGCGAATTTAATCAGTCTAACATTATTACTGATTCTAATGGTACAGTATCAGGGGTATTTAATTTTGACATTCAAAGTTCAGGATTAAAAATACCTGCCGGCAGAGTTAATTTTAGATTGACTGATTCAGAAACAAATGGTATAGATAAAGAAACTTTTGCAGATGCTGTATACGTGGCTAACGGTACCCTATCAAAGGTTGAGCCTCCAAGAGTTGCCTATATTCCCCCAGCAACCTATACCCCAAGTCCAGGTAGTACAGCTGTTATAGTAGGGGAAAATACCGGAGGCGGAAGTGGAAGTGGAGGGAGTACTAGTTCTTCGACTACCACATCAATAGGATTTGCAGAGTATGCAGCTGCCTTCCTTAAGGGTGTAAATGTTGATACTTTGAGTATAGCAGATAGAGCAAAATACGAGGGTTTTTATAAAACTGCTCTTAATAACCAAAACGTTCCAGAAGCTACCTTTACTACTCAAATAGCAACTGCTCCTCTTGCAACTTCAACGTATAGAACAGGCGCTAATGCAGCTAACTATGATTTTAATTCTGGCGTAGATTATAGCCAAGCTAATCCTACTGCAGGAACGCAAGTACTTGATAACGGTATTCTACTTAAAGACTACGGTACTGCAACTAATATTCTTGAAGTAAGAAATAGTGCTACAAACGATTTATTTATTGCGGATGTAAAAACTGCTGTAGGAGATCCGTATTGGAATGCTGTAGTTATTCCAGTTTATGAGGGGACTAAGGCAGCGGTGACTGCAGCTGTAGCGCAAGTGACTGTTAATGGCGTAACTGAAAGACCAGGGGTTACTGCTGATATGAAAGCATTCTGGGATGTGGGTGTAGCAAATGGTTCTTTCCCTGTAACTGAAGCTGGAATACAAAAAGCAGTTGAAGCTTACTCCGCAGCTCTCACCCTGGCTGTAATTGAGGCTCCTGTAACTAATAAAGTTGTTGCAGCTGGAGCAGCAGATGGTCTTCGTGGACAAACAACTACCATTACAGTATAAGGTTAAAAATGGCAACAAGTTTAAATGGTGATAGTGGTATTGGTCTAAGTGAGTATACGGATACTCTGGCTCAATCTTTTTTTGTTGATAGAAATCTTTTACTTACTAAAGTAGATCTTTATTTTAGTAGTAAGGATTCTAAACTACCAGTGGAATTATCTATAAGAAAAGTTGAAAACGATAGGCCAAGTTCTAACGTTATTACTAATTCAATAGTAGTGGTAAATGCGGCTGATATTACAACTTCTTCAAATGCTAATATAGCAACTTCTTTTACCTTTCCTGTACCGGTTAATTTGGAATCAGGTCAATATTGTTTTGCATTATCTTCTGATACTAAAAATCATAAAGTTTTTGTAGGTTCACTGGGAGGTGAGGATCTTACTACTGGGTCAATTATTTCTAAAAACCCCTACAGTGGGGTTATGTTTATGTCTACTAACGGTGTAAACTGGAGTATAGATCAAACCAGAGATATTAAGTTTAAGATTTATAGAGCTAACGTTACTGCTACTACAGCTACTGTAGACTTTGTAATGCAAAAAAATACTTTAGCAACTCCTTTTATTACAGTATTAGAAAATGATCCTTTCCAATCTTATAATAATGTTTCAACTGTTCGTGTAAGACATAGGAAGCATGGATTTCCATCTGGAGCAACTGTAAAATTTAATGGACTTGCAGGTGAGTTTAACTACACTGTAAACGCAACTTCCAATACTACAACCTTTAATAGTATACCAGTTACACTACTAGCCAATACCTTTTTAACAGTAAGTAATGTAAGTTTAGATAGCTATACGGTAGATGTAGGTGCTAATGCAATGGTATTGGCTAATATTTCCGGAGGACGTTTTGGTAGATCTAGTATTGTGGCGACCACCCTACTACCTTTTTCTGCTGTGTATCCTTCTGTAGGGGTAGTGACACCGCCCAGAACAAATATAGGATACAAGTTAAAAACAACTGATAGTAGCTTTACAGTCAGTAATTTTGAAGATATTAGTTCCGATACTAAAGAGTTTTCTGATACTAGAATTCTGGTTGACTCTAAGAATAGAGATACCTCAATGGGAGGTGCAGAAAGTTTTACCTACCGTGTAACTATGAATTCCAGTGATACATATGTATCACCTATGATTGATACTTCATTTGCAAGCGCGGTGTTTATTATACCTGATATTAATTCACCGTCTTCTGCCGATAACTTAAATGTTGACCTGGTAACTATTGCTAATGCCAATACCCTTATTTCTTTTAACTCTACCGGAAATGTAACTATAGGTGGTACATTAGAAAAAGCAAACGTTAAGACCATGGTACCTGGAGCCTTTGTGACCATTACCACCTCTGGTGCAGTTACCAATAATGGTACATTCAGGTTGACGGCGGTCTCTAACGAAGGTGCATCTTTTAGTATACCAGTCTCTAATGCTGTTCCTACCGGTAACGTAACCAGTATTGTATACAGACCGATGTTTGTATCTGATGAAGCAGCTTCGGGAAGTAGTACTCGTGCAAATTATGTGACAAGGAAGATTGAACTCGCCACCCCCGCCACCAGCTTACTTGTAAGACTAGCAGTATCTAAACCGGCAGGCGCCGATATTGAAGTATATTTTAAGCTTCAAAATGGTAATGAGGCATCTGGATTCGATACTAAAGAATATACCCAATTAGACCTCGGTACAATTAAAAATACTGTTGATGGTCAGTTTGTAGATATTGAAAAGTTTGTAGATAGTTTGGCCTCCTTCAGTGCATTTGTAATTAAAATAGTACTTAAGTCTACCAGTATTGCAGCATACCCCAAGGTAAAAGACCTTAGAATTATTGCTCTAGAATGATTAACAACCAGGTATTAAAGGTGAGAGATCACCCTACCCTTTATAGAGACCCTAACTCAAAGGCTATTTTAGTAGTAGATCAAACGTCTAGACAAAACTATATTAATCAAAGAACATTGGCTCTTAAGACTTCAGAAACTGCTGATAATCTTCAGGCGGAGATGACCAATATGAAGCAAGAACTGGGTGAGTTAAAAGATATGCTTCGTATTTTAATCAGTCAATCTAAGACCGATAAATAAACAATAAATATTCAAAAGAATACTGTAAGGTAATTACATGGCAACAATAATTCTAAGAGACGCTGGTTCTATCTCCAGTCCAGGTTCGAGTGCAAAAGGGTCACCTTTAACAAATTTAGAGGTGGATAATAACTTTTCTAATATAAACCTTACCTTAAGTTATTTTAACACCGGGGTCGCAAACGTCAATATAATTGACGATATAACTACTAATGCAACTTTTTTTCCAGCCTTTGTTTCGGTATCTTCGGGTAATGCAAACGTAAAAGTTTCAAGCACCAAGTTAACTTTTAATCCTTCCTCCGGTCTTTTGTCATCAACAGATTATAATTCATCTTCTGATATGACGTTAAAGCAAGACTTTATCCCTATACAAAATTCATTAGATATAATTAGTCAATTGACAGGGTTTGGATTTACCTGGAAAGATAGTAAGCAGAAGGCATATGGTTTGTCTGCTCAAGAAGTTGAAAAAGTAATACCTGAGATCGTTAAAGATAGACCAGACGGTACCAAGGGTATCAACTATATGAACTTAACTGCCTTTTTAATTGAGGCTATAAAAGATTTAAAGCAAGAAATATTAGAGCTTAAGAAGCCTAAATAACAAATAACAATAACCGAGTTCTAAGGAGCGAAGATGGCAATTAAAGTAGGCGGAACAACCGTCGTAGATGATAGTAGAAATATTACTGGTATTTCTATTTCGGGGCTTACCACTCCTTTATCCTTAGCGCAAGGCGGCACAGCAGCAACATCGGCCGAGACTGCAAGGACTTCCCTTGGGTTAGTAATCGGTACCAATGTTCTAGCACCAAATGGCTCTGCAGCCAGTCTTACAAGTTTTCCTACATTTAATCAAAATACCAGTGGTACAGCTGCCGGTCTATCAACTACTTTAGTTGTTGGATCAGGCGGTACAGGCGCCACCTCCCTTACCACCAATAACGTAATACTGGGTAATGGTACAAGTGCAGTTCAATTTGTTGCACCCGGAACTTCTGGTAACGTACTAACATCTAATGGTACTACATGGACGAGTGCAGCGGGGGCAGCAGGAGGCGGTTCAGGTTTATTTAATACCTCTATTACTACTTCTGCTAGTTCTGCAGTTAATATTGCTTCTGCAGACGTGTTTACTGCAGCCTCTACAGCCGGTCTAAGATATATTGTCCACTCACTCCATGTAACTAATATATCAGGTACAACACCTGCAGAAGTTACAGCACAATTATCAGGTACTACTTACTCCTCTATATCTCTTGCAAGTACTTTACCGGTCCCAGCTAACTCAGCAGTTGAGTTACTTAAAAAACCTAAGGTGATGCAACCCAGTGATGTACTCAGTATGACTGCAAATGTTGACTCCGTTCTTCATGCAACTGCTACTATTGAACGAGTATCCAGTACTACCTTGTTTGGAGGTGGTATTGATATTACTACCGCTGCTACTTATGCTAATCTGCATACTGCTACTGCCAACTCAGTTATTGAAAGTGTTTTGCTTACCAACGATGATCCAACGTTAGATGTAAAGGCAACCGTTGTATTTACGAATGGTGCTGATGCTATTCAAGGGTATTATGCATATGAATTAATTGTACCTGCTGATGCAACAGTAGAAGTTCTTGAACAACCTAAGTTTTTAGAGAGTGGTTTTAAAGTCAGGGTACAGGCAAACCAGGCTAATAGGGTTGAGGCGATAATTGCTGGAAAGGCAGTTGCATAATGAGCACATGTAAGGGAGCTTGGAAACTACAAGATGTCA